ACCGAGGCCAAGCAGATGTTCGACACAGTTACACCGAATTGGGTGCGGATGCTGTATTGGGATACGAAAGTATGTTCTGACGAGAAGTATGAGCAGCACGAGCTTGACGACTTCGTTAAGTCTACCAAGCCCAAGGGTGGCGGTGGCACTAATGTTGAGTGTGTGCCCGCGCATATGACCAAGCACAGCATCAAGGCACAGGCCGCGATTATTATTACCGATGGATACCTCGGTGGTTCATGGGGTCAATGGGATTGCCCGGTGCTGTGGGTTATCATCGACAACAAGAACGCCAAGCCCGATGTGGGCACAGCCGTGCACGTGAAGTCGGGGGACTTGGTATGATCTCCGCTATAACTTGTATGGCTGTGGCTATCTACTTCGAGGCTAGATCTGAGCCTATAGCGGGGCAGCTAGCCGTAGCACATGTGATATCCAACCGTGTCGCAAGCAGACATTACCCCGACACAGTGTGCGAAGTTATACAGCAAGGGGCTACATACGATTCGGGGCACCCGGTAAAGCACCGCTGCCAATTCTCGTTCTGGTGCGATGGCAAGCCGGAAACCATACAGGATTATAACGCATGGCGAGCCGCCGTGCGAATAGCCACCGCTGTCAGGGATACCAGTGCCTCTCGTGTTGACGTGTCGGAGGGTGCCACCCACTACCACACCACCGAAGTATCCCCGAAATGGAGATACACACTACGAATGACTGTCCAGATCGGGCAGCATGTTTTCTATAAACCCTAAAATTTATCGGAGGAGATATTATGATTTGCCCAAAATGTAACGGTAATGGCTACTGGGTTGAACGACTCCAAGTAGCTGAACTATCAGGACTACACCGAGACACCTTACGTATGTTACGCCAAATCCGGCAATGCGAACGCTGTTCTTCGCAAGGAGAGATAAACGAAACAAATGTTATGCCACGGCATAACATCCAAACAAGTAAACAGGAGAAGTGAAGGGTACTAGAAGCCTGCATAGCCTAGCACCTTTACATCCAAACAAGTAAACAGGAGAAATAAAATGGCAGACAGATTAGAGAGATTATCAAACCTTCACGAAGCGGCAGGTACATTGCACACAGCAAACCTTACCCCCATACCAGATATCAGTAACGCTGGCCTAGCCCCACAATTTCAGGAGTTTCTCAAGGAGGTAAAAAATATATACCCCTCTTGCGAATTTTCTATGACCCTTGGGTCTGGGAGAGACTCGTACTCTACGGTGGTTGTGTACCACCCCTACAAACCTTTTAGTATGGGGTTGGTATCGTACAAAAATGCTGGTGATGGACCTAAGTATGAAGTTATCTCGCGGAACATAGCGAACGCTAGATACTCGACTTACAATCACGGTAAGCACCACCACAAGGCGAGCAAGAATGTAGGGGTAGCCATACGTAATGTTAAGAAATACCTACGGGATATGTCCCCAACGGAAATAGCGAGGGTGCATGATACAGACCTACGCGATAAATGGTCCGCCACAAGCAATGACATTAGCAAACAGGTGCAACACGCATGGGCAAAGGTTAGTGATTATCAACGCAGAATAAGTCCAGAGGAAAACAACCCGCTACTTAACGAGCTAAAGGCGATTGTCAATTCAGGGTACACCTTCGTAGATAAGAGCCTTGAGGAGGAGGTGCACAAACTCTTGGCTATAACTAAAGAGAAAGACCAACAAACGAGAGATACGACTCAGTGTATGTGGTTGGTTGTAGTCGAGGAGGCACCTACGGGGGTTAGGTTCTCTGTAGCGTATACGGAGGAAGTAGATAGGTGGCGTTCCGAGTGGCAGGAGAAAGGCGTTTTCGTTGAGGAGACTTTACAGGCTAACCACCCCGATATTGTGGGTAAGTTGGCTATGCTCCAGATGTGCGAGATAGGTCAATGGGTTGATGGTATCGGGTATAAGGCTGCGCCTACGGTGTACTATGTTGTTAGGTAACACACCCGATGACAAGTTATACCGTGTCCAAGTACATAGTGACACAAACAACATTGAAGTATCATGTATTGGTATAGATAGGGTTGACGCAGAAGCGGAAGGTATGTATTGTTCTGCAGATGAGCTACCATTGTGGCTTCAAGAACGGTTAGCTGTACTGATGATGACGGATTGGAGGCCGGTCACCGAGATTGTGGAAGATGTAGGAAGACGTATTGATGAAACTACGTATTGGGTAGTTAAACCTAACTAATGTTATGCCGTCGCATAACATAGACCAGAGGGCTACGGCTCTCTGGTCGAAACCAGTTTTTACCAGTTTAGGGCATCATAGTGCATATCGGGATTGTGTTACGAGACATACGAAGAGAACAAAATATGACCAAGCGACAACTAGCTGAACTATCAGGATTACACCGAAACACCTTACGTAGGATGGAGTCGGGGAAATACACGAGCGGAGTAGATAAGGTAGAGCGGGTGGCTCACGCGTTGGGATACGAGCTAGAACTTATGAAAAGAGAGTAAAAAATGGTTATGACGCCAGAAGCTAAAGTTAAGAAGGTTGTTGTTAAACAACTCAAGGAACTAGGGGCCTATTACTTTTTCCCTGCCACAGGTGGCTACGGCAAGAGTGGCGTGCCGGATATCGTAGGATGTTGGGAAGGTTTATTTTTTGGTATCGAATGTAAGGCGGGCAAGAACATACCTACAGCATTACAGGAGAAGAACTTACGAGATATAGAAAAAGCTGGTGGGTTTCAGGTAGTCATAAACGAAGAGAACATGGATCAAGTGTCGAAACTTCTACACGGACCCTACCGCCAACGTGCTCACGGGTTTGACCCCAAGACGCATTGGCTACGCAAGTGCCTAAGTTGCCGGAAAGAAATACTACTAGAGCGTAATATCTTTATATGTGACCAGTGTAAAAAAATGGATAAATTTCGGTATTAACAGGCGAAGTTGAATGACGATATTTGACGAAGCCCGAGCGGGGGCGGCGGAACTTCGGCGACAGATTAAAATTTCCGGCGGCCTGAAGATGGGCGAGGCTGGTTGCACGGGCAACACGGGCGAAGCGCACGATACCTCACACAGGACTGAAGCCGAAAGGAGAGACGCTACTATTAGATTGAAACGTATCGAAAGGATACAAAGGTCATTTTTTAGTGCTTAGAAACTACTTACCCAAGCCACATACGGCTAGGTGCAACAGGAGAAAAGATATGAAATTTCTTGATTGGTTATTTAATGAAGGCCAGTACGCGTATCGTGAAACAGACAATGATTATGTTACAGACACAAAGAAGTTTATACGTGTACCAAAATGGACACATTCGGGGTGGGCGGGGAAAGATATTCACTGCCCCACATGCGGCGGCGTAACGCACGTATATAATTTTAGTTGGTCAGCGCTAGCCTGTTCCAAATGTAAGGTAGTCACGGACAAATACGATTGGCTGCTACCTGTGAAGGAGAAAGAATAACATGACTGAACAATTAGAATTACCGTTTGATCCGCCGTTGGACACACTACTAAAAAGAGCAGAAATACTACGTACCGCCGAGAAATACGTAACCCAAGATAGGGCGACAGAACACGGTGATATGGAGGATAACTTCAACACCATTGCTATTTACTGGTCTGAACACCTTGACACAGAAGTTACTCCAATAGATGTAGCAGCGATGATGGCGCTACTGAAGGTGGCGCGTATCAAAAGTAGTCCGGGTAACTTGGATAATTGGGTAGACGCCTGTGGGTATTTGGCCTGTGGTGGCGAGTTGGCCGCCGAAGAGGAAGAGAATTGGTGGGAGTACCTAAATAAATTGGCAAAAGAGGGAGGTTGATGTGGACCTGATAACAGTAGATTTCGAGACTTATTACGATAAGGATTTCTCGTTGTCTAAGATTACTACAGAGGAATATATCCGAGACCCTCGCTTCCAAGTAATTGGGGTGGGGGTCAAGGTTAACAACGGCACAACGGAGTGGGCTAGTGGCACGAAGGCACAGATCGGGGATTTCTTACAAACATTCAATTGGAGTGAGGCTATGTTTCTTGCTCATAACACTATGTTTGATGGGGCTATTGCTCATTGGTTGTTTGCTATTACTCCTCGCGTTTATACCGATACTTTGTGTATCGCCCGTGCTGTGGACGGGGTGGAGGTTAGTGGAAGTCTCCGTGCGTTGGCTGAAAGGTATGATGTCGGCGTTAAAGGCACCGAAGTCTTAGATGCGTTGGGGAAGCGTAGAACCGACTTCACACCCAAAGAACTTTCTAGGTACGGTGATTACTGCATAAACGATGTCAATCTCACGTACGATTTATTTAAAGCATTCTCATCAAGAATACCGACAGAAGAACTTAAACTAATAGACCTTAGCCTACGTATGTTTGTAGAGCCTACCTTAGATTTAGATCTAGGTTTATTAGAACAACACCTTATAGAAACACGTGACCACAAGGACAAATTACTAGAAAAGGCCGGGGCTGATAAGAAAGACCTTATGAGCAACATCAAATTTGCTGCCCTACTAGAAGGTCTAGGGGTAGAACCCCCAATGAAGATAAGCCCTACTACAGGCAAACGTACCTTTGCTTTTGCCAAGACCGACGAAGAATTTAAAGCCCTGCTAAACCACGATAACCCACAGGTGCAATCGTTGGTAGCCGCTAGGCTAGGCAATAAGAGTACTCTCGAAGAGACACGTACGCAGCGGTTTATAGACATATCGAAGCGTGGTTTGCTGCCCGTGCCGGTCAAGTATTACGCCGCGCACACCGGTAGATGGGGTGGTGACGATAAGATTAACCTCCAGAACCTACCTAGTAGGGGGGCCGGGGGTAAGACGTTAAAGCGCAGCATCTTAGCCCCTGAAGGGCATACCCTCATAGAGGCTGACTCGGCACAAATCGAAGCGCGGGTGCTTGCATGGTTGGCGGGGCAACAGAACCTCGTCGATGCTTTTGCTAACAACGAGGACGTGTACGTCAAAATGGCGTCCCGCATTTATGGGGTTGCTGAAGAAGATATAACACCCGAGCAGCGTTTCGTTGGGAAGACCACCATTCTTGGCGCTGGCTATGGGATGGGAGCAGTTAGGTTTAGGGAGCAGCTAAAGAATTTTGGTACCGAGATAAGCGAGTCAGAGGCAGCGCGGGTTATAAAGGTTTACCGGGAGGCTAACCAAGATATCTATAACCTGTGGAAGGCTGCCCAGAATACGTTGGTGTACCTTTCACGAGGGGACGCGCTGTCATTCGGGTGTAATAACTTGTTAACAGTTAACCTAGATAAGACAGCAATTGAGCTGCCGTCTGGCTTACTTCTCCGGTACGAAGACCTCAAGGGTGAGGAGGGTGCTATGGGTATAGAGTATACCTATAAAACACGGCGAGGCCGCACCCGTATTTACGGAGGTAAAGTTATAGAGAACGTATGCCAAGCATTAGCGAGGTGTATTATTGGATACCAGTTGTTGAAAGTATCTAAGCGGTATAAGGTCGTACTGACCGTCCATGACTCGATTGTGGCCTGTGTACCGGACGATGAGGTGGCGGAGGCGCAGAGCCACGTAGAAACTTGTATGCGTAAGATACCTGATTGGGCAGATGGCCTGCCAATCGATTGTGAGTCAGGTGTAGGTAAGTCTTATGGAGATTGTGAATGACAAAGGCACGGTATCAAGAGTTTCGTGAACATCACCCGGATAGGAACGAGAAGATAAGGCGGGAGTTTTGGTACGAAGCGGAGATTGTGGATAGGGCTAGTAGACGGAAATGTGTTCTTTCTTTAGCGTGTAAGTATAATTTACACCCCTCACGGATATATAAAATAGTTGCCCACGAACCGACAGGGAGATTACTTCGGGAGGATTTACTTAGAGAACTTCTTCCGGGCCTCAATGCTCTGTTTGGTACGGAGTATGCAAAGCACGAGCGTACTGGAGACTGCGAGAAGCCGCTGCAATGACGGACGCTTACGGTACAGACTCCCGTTTCTTGCACCGGAATGATTCCCCGAATACAAGTGTAGTTGCGGCATACGCCGTGGATACTACAGTGTTAGAGCGTAAAGTGCATGACGCCATAATAGGTTCTGGGAATGTTGGGTTAATTGCGGATGATATTTTACAGATGTACCCGCAATTACCGTATTCGTCTGTGACCGCTAGGTTCGCCGGGCTTATAAACAAAAAACATATATTCCGGCGTAAAGGTGACACCCGCAAAGGGCGCAGCGGGCGACAACAAATGGTTATGCGTGATATTACCTACAGTGAGGACAACAAAATGACTATAGCCCCGTGGTCTTTCAGTAAAATCAAAGCCTTTGAGCAATGCCCGAAGCAGTTTTACCACGAGAAGATACTAAAGCAGTATCCGGTTCGGGAGTCTGAGGCCATGTTGTATGGCACGCATTTCCATTCGGCGGCAGAGGAATACGTCAAAAGTGGTACCCCCATGCCTAAGAGGTTTGATTATGCTGTTAAAGCGTTGGATAGCTTACAGGCGAAGCAGGGTAAGAAGTTATGTGAGTACAAGTTAGGGCTTACTAAAGACCTAGAACCTTGCGGGTTCTTCGACGAAGATGTGTGGTTCAGGGGCATAGCAGACCTTATTATACTAGATAACGATATAGCTTGGGTTGTGGACTACAAGACTGGTAAGTCCGCTAGGTACGCTGACAAGGGCCAGCTAGAGTTGATGGCTTTGGCTACGTTCAAACACTTCCCCGAAGTTACAGAGGTACGGGCTGGGCTTCTGTTTGTAGTATCCAAAGACCTTGTAAAAGATACTTACAAGAAGAAAGAAGAAGAGCGAATACTCTGGCATAAGTGGCTAACGAATTATGAGAAGATGGAAGCCGCTGCAGAGAATAACGTGTGGAACCCACGTCCCAGTGGCTTATGCAAACGTCACTGCGCGGTCACCGAGTGTGCACACAATGGGAGAAACTAATGGCTTACACTAAATCCCCTCGCCCCTATAAACATGAATAC